GAACATCACCATCGATGACGTTGTCCTTGATGGTGATGTTCTTCATCGGGTATCCGGGCTGCGAGACGGAGTAGATCTCCACGCCCATGCAGTAGCCGTAGATGAAGTTGTCGCGCACGACCACCGTGTCGGCGGCCGTCATGCCGATGCCATATTGGCCGCTGATGTTGCCGTCGTCGTTGATGACGATGTTGTCGCACACCAGGCCGTTGTGGTTGTCAGCCACCAGCGCGATGCCGACCAGCTGGCCGGTCGAGTTGTTCTTCGAGTAAAGCAGGTTGTCCGAGACCACGAATCCACGGCAGTTATACGAGACAACGATCTGGCCGGAGCCGTCCTGCGAGTAGACCTCGTTACCGTCGATCACCAGGCCGGTGGTGTACACGCCCTGGATGGCCTGACAGTTCATGTCCTTGAACGTGCAATTGCGGATGCCTATGTTGACGCTGTTCAGCATCTCGCCGGTCGTGCCGGTGACGATGGCAGCGCCATTGGTGCCGACGATGTTCTCGAACACGCAGCCATCGACCACGTTGTTCCAGACGTTGTTGTTGAAGTAGATGCAGTGCGAAGGGCCGAAGTTGTTGATGGGACAGCCGGTGTCGTGGAACTCGCAGTCGACGATGCGAGAGTTGACAAAACTGCCGCTGAAGCCGGACCCGCTGCTGTTCGCGCTCGAGGCGCTGGTGTTGATGTTGCTGATCTCGCAATCGATGAACCTGCCACGGTCGATGATGCCGGCCGCCCGCACCGCGGCGCCGTTGTAGCCGGTTATGCCGACGCGGAAGACCTGCAGCCGCTTGATCCCCCCCCCGCTCGCGGTGATCCCGCCATAGCACGCTGACGGACCCCCATCGCCCCCGTTCAGGGTCATGTCCTCGATGCGCACTTGGGTCACCAGGCTGGAGATGCCGCCGTTGATCGTCCCTGCGCTGACCCCCGGCGACGCGTGCACCAGCATCGTGCCAGGCCCTGCCCCACGCATATGACAGGCGTTGTTCGTGATGCTCAGGCCCTGGCCGACGATTTTGTAGACCCCGTCCAGGTCGATGCGTTGGCTTGCCCTGGAGCCCCCCGCTGAGCAGTCGGTAATGGCCTGTTGAATGGCGGCGGTGGCGTCCGCCAGCCCTGTCGGGTCGGCGTTGTAAGGCGCCAGGTTGACGTTCACGGCCATTGGCGGCCAAGCATAAGCCTGCCCTTCGCCTTGCCGCAACCCGGCGCCCTCGGCTAGAACCAGGGCTCACACAGGAGCCCCAATGAGCCAGGATTTGACAATCCAGCAGCGCATCGAGGAACGCTTCACCTACCACAGCCCCACCCCCGACCAGATCCCCCAGTATGAGGCAATCCGGGCCAAGGCCAAGGAGCTGGCCCAGGTGATCGTGGACAACACGCCCGAAGGTCCCGACAGGACCGTGGCGCTGCGCGAGCTCGAGGCTGCCGTGATGACCGCCAACAAGGGGATCGCCTGCCGAGGCATCGCTTGGCGCTAACCGAGGTTTCGCAGCGAAACACCCCCCGCAAACGGGTCAGCGAGAACTCGCGCCACCTCTCCCCCTGGCAGATCCTCCGCATCCTGTACCGCATAAGCCAGGGCGAGCAGGTCCGGGACCTGTGCGCCTACCACAACCTCGCCCCCTCCACCGTCTTCCGCTGGAACAAGGCATGGGGCCACGAGTCCCACCACGGCCGGGCAGACAGCATCGCGGTCGACATCGCCGGGGCCCGCCGCGCTGTGGCCGAGCTCAAGGCTCAAGCTGAGCTGATTCTCTCTTCCATAGGCGCGCTCGAGGTGCGACTGGCAGACAAGAGACTGGGCAGCCGCCCAATCAAGAAGGGTTCGCCATGACCGCAGCCATCCTCGCTACTGCCCTGCTCGCCCAGAACATACCATTCACCCGCTACCTCCATGACGACATGCCCAGCGGCCCCGTTGTGCCCGGGGTGCTGGATCCGCGGCCGCCTCCCCCGCTCAAGGACCCGAACGCCTGGGTGCGCGCGCTCGATCCCAACCGGCTTAAAACTGAGGGCCCTGGCCCTCTCCTATTCATCCAGCAGCACTATCCCCAGACGCTGACGGCCGGCCAGTATACCCAGTTCAAGCTCACCCAGCATGCATGCGGCTGCATGGAGGTGCCCCTCGCCCAGGGCGCGATGGTGCTGCCGTGCAAGGCGCATGACAGGAAGCTCCATGCCATCTGGAAGAAGGGAGATGCTGAGGGACCGACGGGATGGTGAAGTTTCGCTGCGAAACTACTCGGCACGCATGGCCAGCTCGATCAGCCGGCGCACCACTTCTGGACGCTTGATGTCCTGGCGCTCGGCCTGGGCGGTTATCCAGCGTTCCTGCGGGGTGGTGAAGACCACCGTCACAGCCTTGCCGTCGTCGACCTTCTTGGAGCCTGTGGGGCGCCCCGACCCTTGCCTTGGTCCACCGCGTTTCATCGGTAGAGCCTCTCTCAAAATAGCTGCAGGTGGTAGGGGGGGATGCCAGGCATCGGGGATGGGTTGTTTGTGCCCTGCAGTGCGCCTTGGGGAACAACGCTTGTGGTGATGGTCGTGGTGTATTTTGTGCAGACGTTGCCGTTGCCGCTGCCATTGGCCGAGCCAATGATGAAATAGGGAATGCCAGGGACCGTAGACACGTAAAAATACTGATCTTGCGGATTGTTGCTGGCGCCTGTGTATCCTTGCGCGAGGGACCATTCCGTATATGCCTGGCCAGTGCAATCGGCGCTCGCGAACAGATTGATGACCCCTCCCAGCTGCAGAATATGGCCCGAGTTGCTTTGGGCCGGCCCCATTACGTAGGCGGCTGCCGACGAACCCGGTATTTGTTTTTCCGTAAAGCGCCACCACACCCCGCCGCCATCCTGCACGAGTCCCGTGAGGCCGCCCATCGAATCGTTAGGATCGGTGACCTCCGAAAAAGGCATCATCGCCCCCGTGGAATCCACCCAGGCTTCGCCGAACCCCCTAGGGCCTTGAGGGCCCACGGCCCCTTGTGCGCCGGCTGCGCCCATTGACCCGGTTTGACCAGCCACCCCGGCTGGGCCCTGCGGTCCTTGTTGTCCCTGGGGGCCGGCCGCACCCGTCGCGCCCTTGGCGCCATCAGCACCCGCGGCGCCTGGCGCGGTACCGACCGGACCGCAGCCGCACAGAAGCAGGAGGGGGATGCCAATGTTCAAAAGTCGGGAAATTGCACAGGTCTTCATGGGGCACTCCTAATAGGCGTCAAATGCGCCTATATATGAAGTATACCGTGACCTTTGATTATCGCAAATATTTAATCAAACAGGCTTGCCTACATCAGCCTACGCGCTGAACTGGACGACGACGTACACCACGAAGTCCATCCCGGGGGCCGTGTAGGTGGTCCCTGATGGAATATTGACCCCGGCGCGAATGATGGAGCCTGCCCCGAAAGCACCGCCGCCGCCGACCGCCAGCGTGGACTTCGCGCTTTGTGAGGCCGCTGACAGGGTCACCGGTGCCACCTGAGACGTTATGGTTGACGCATAGGCAAAGCAGCTCACCGTCTTGCCTGCACCGAGGTTCGCCCCTCCGATGGCAGTGACACCCACTATGTCTCCCGCCCATGGCGCCACGAACCCATGGTCATAGCTGACCGCGCCTCCGAGCGTTGTGCCGACGATGGTCCCTGAGTTGTTGTAGACGAAACCGCCGAGCTGATAGTTGACGGTGGTGGCCGTGGGCGAGGCGGGGATAGAGGCGAAGCTCCACACGAAGGGACCGATAACCGTTCGCGGCGGTACCGGAACCACGACCGGGGGCAGCGTCTGGGTTATGATTGCTGCGCTGTTCGCGGTGAGCGCCATGCCTATCGGCGCAACGTAGGATCCAATGGCGGTTGGAGCGGTTTGCGTCACGCCGCCCGGGGTCGCAGGATCGGCATAAATGGCCAACCCAGGGGTGAGCGATGAGAAGGTGCTGATCACGCCGCTCGTGACAATATCAACCGCGGCGTTGGTTCCCGAGGTCACCGCCACGCCAACGATAGGCAGGAAGTAAAGGCCACTGCCCGGCACCGATACATCGGCGGGAATCACCTTCCCGGTGTTGCCGCCGCTGGTCAATATCTGGACCACTTGCCCAGCGGTCACCGCGCCGAATGACGTCAGGGTGACCACGCTGTCGAATCCACGTCCGAGTATCGACTTCTTCTCTGCGCTGCGGATGGCCATCTCGGCCCCTGGCGCACCAACGTAGACGATGCTTCCGGATCGGCGCGCGATGACCACCGTGTTGGCGTTGGCCATAAGCGAACTGCTGGCCGCAACGCTCACGCTGAGCGCCGTCGTGGTGGCGAACGCGAGGGTCTGCTGGGTGGCGGAGCCCGTAGCCGTGGCCGACATGCCGACCGTATTGCTGGTGATGGAGAGGATGGTGGTGTTCGCCGGGATGTTGGCTCCGGAGATCACCATGCCGACAGCCAGATCGGCGGGGTATGCGACGTTGAGCAGGTTGGCGGACCCGTTGGCGACGTCTGCCGCCATGAAGGCGGGCGCGTTCGCCGTCACATAGGCGACCTGACCGTCAGCCAGCGTCACGCTCCCAGCGGCCACCTGGTTGTAACTGTCCGGTAGGCCCGCGTAGGCCAGCGTCATGGTCGACGCCCATGCGAGGTTCGATGACGACAACGTCCACGTCCAGGTGCCCCCGTCGATCAGGCGCACGCCCAGGCATGCTTTCTGTGTCGATGGCACCGAGGCCTTGAACGTGGTCTGCTGATCCAGCCACTTGACCCACTGGTCCAGGGTGTAGAACAGCCAGTTCAGGTTCTGGGCGGCGACCGGCTGGTTCGGCAGATAGCCCTGCAGCGCCAGGGCCGGGCCAGGGGCCACGACCTTGCTCGGGTCTCCGTCTGTCCACTGGATATACACGCTCGGCTTAGTCACGGGCATCGGTCGTCCTTACGGGTTGTGGTAGATAACGGACCCCAGGAGGCCGCCTACCGTTGGGTCGTACACGTCGCCACAGCCCTGCACCCAGCTGGCGTTGCCCGCCATCGCGAACGCGTTGTAGGCGTTGAACGTCATCAGGAACGAGACCTCGACGCCGGCCGCCACGGACTTGAGCACGATGCCCTGTAGCATGGGGAAGAGCGATGTTGGAACCGATGGGCTGCCGATTCCGAACCCGACGTTCCCGCCCGGCAACTGTGCGTCCACGAAGACCGCGACCGCGCCGAACACGCTCAGGATGATGTTGCTCAGCGTCGTGAGCGTGGTGTCGCTGTTGTCCTCGGCCAGGGTGCCATAGAGCAACGCCCTGTACTGGTCGTCCCCAAGCCCCGATCGCGGCGTGCCCAGGAGCGCGCCTATCCCGTCGAGCTGCGCCCCGACCGCGGTGCCCAGCTGCCGACCCGAGTCGACGGAGAACATGGCGTCCTCAATCGTCTGGATGGGCGTGACGATGGCCCCCGCCAGGCCGGCGATGAGCGGCTTGCTGCGGAACTGCTGGAGCAACCGCGCCTGTGCGTCGGCCACATGGGTGAGTATCTGCGCCGCGTTCATGTGTAGGAGACCGCCACCAGCGCCGTCTGGAATGACGGTGCCTGGCTTGGGAGCAGCTGGATGGGCGAGTTGCTGGACGGGGATGGCGCGAGACCGAAGTTCAGGGTGTAGTTGATCACCCCCGGCACCTCGTTAAACGCCCCCACCAGACCGTTTGAACCCTTTCCGATGATGACGCCGCCCGGCGCCACCAGTGCGCCGGCCGCCACGATGTCGGCCTGCATCTGGGCCATGCTCGAGGGGAGGAACAGGGATGCCGGGTTCACACCGCTGGTCGGGTCGCCCGGCGTCCGGTAGATGTCCGTGGTCAACACCAGGCTGACATAGACCAGCACCGGTGTCGGCCGCGTGAAGTTGATGGACGCGAGGTTTCCAAAGTCGTCGATGATCTGGGTGGTGTTGTCGAAGCGCACCGCGCCGCCCGAGACGTTCGCCGTCGCCGGGCTGCTCAGTGTCACCGTTACGCCGGCTATGGTGAGCACGGTGGCGCCAGGCGGAACGCCGAATCCGAAGGCCGCCATGCCAGGAAGGATGCCTGTTGCCGCGGCCACCGTTACAGCCGCGTTACCGCTGGTCGAGGTCATGGTGGTGACAGCCCCTGGCGAACCATAGGACTGCACCCCCGCCGGCATGGCCGCATAGATGGCCTTGGCCACATCCGCGTTGGATCCGCCCAGGACGATGATCTCGAAGGACTTGGGTGGCCGCGTGAACGCCACCGTCGCCACGACGCCCGTGGTGTTCCCCACCACACCGATGAGGGGCTGTGCCTGGCCACCGTACGCGCCGTTGAAATCGATGGCGAAACCGTAGGTCATGTTGCCGCTGACCAGCACGGATGACATGCCGGCCAATGCGTTGATGGCAGTCTGTATGGACCCCGCGGTGGCCGTCGAGGCGGTGATGTTGGCGGTGGCCCCGGCAATCGGCATGAAGAGCTGGAAGACCCCGCTGCCCGGCACCGACGCGAAGGTCAGGCTCTGCAGTGCGGCGTCCGTCACGTTGGCGAATCCCGAGACGTTGGTGACGCCGGTCACCTTCTGCACCCGCTCAATGATGGATTGCAGCGGACCGCTGGCCTGGGCCGCGAGCAGCGTGCTGCGGCGCGCCAGCGCGGCCAAGTCGGTCTCCGTGTTCGATCCCTTGAGTACGTCCAGTTCATTCGTCACCGAGGCCCAGCCGCTGACCGGGCTGCCTATGGTGGTGAGCTGCCCCGCGAGCACCGCATTGGGCCCGGTGACGGAGCAGGTGGCGGTTCCTATGCCGCGCGCCACGGCACCTTCCGCGTTCTGGGCGATGCTCACGCTCGTGATGGCTGCGCCGGCCTGCATGGTGTTGTTGGCCACACCCATGATCGGCTGCGGCTGTGCGCCTGACGAAGACTCTCCCGCGAGCGCCGCGTTGGCACCGAAGACCGCCACCATGGTGCCCACTGAGCCGGTGATGCCGATGTCAGAGAATGGACGGCGGGCGCCGTCGTACAGGTTGTTCAGCACCGTCTGGACGCTGTCGACGACAGTCACGCTGCCGGGCGAAGGACCTGAGATGAAGGTCGAGTTCAGATCGCTGACCGTGGCCGTGAGGCCGGTTGTGTTGGTCGGCACCGTGACCGCGACGGGGGTCATGTTGACCCAGTTGAGGGCGAAGAACGGCGCGCTCGGCGTGGTGGTGTTCAGCGCTACGCGGATGCCGGTGAACGACGGGTCAGCCGCGTGGATGGCCGCCTCGACCTGTGACGCGGAGGAGGCCGCAGGGATACTGGCCGTGAGCGTGCTGCCTATCTGGAGGATGAACGCCCCCGTGGTCAGCGCCCCCGAGAACCCCACCTTCTTGCCGTTCGCACGGATGAAGGGGTGGAACCCCGGCGTGGTGATGTTGAACCCAGGGGGGCCGAAGGAGCCTGTCACCACCGTGCCGCTGTACAGCGCACCGATGGCGGCGATGGCCGCCTGGATGGTGGCGGCCGAAGTCCCCGTGGCGAAAGGCCCCATCAGGTTGTTGTCGATCATCAGGTAGATGCTGCCCCCGATGATGCCCGCGCCTATCTGCAGCTGGTCCGCGGCGGGGAGGGCCTGCCAGTTGACGGTGCCACTGAGCAGCGCGTTGCCGGCCAGGTAGCTCAGGAGCTGCAGGGTGTAGTTCCCCTGGGTCGGCGTGTTGCTGTACAGGATGCTCTGCGAGGCGTTGGCCGCAGGGCCTATGGTGACGTCGGCGTCCAGCGTGAAGGTCAGCGGCGGGACGGTGTTCGACAGGATGGAGCTGCCGGCGTTGACCACGGTGCCCGGCGTCCCCTTGAGCACCAGGCCACGCAGGGTGATGCCGTTCGACTGGGCTGCCGGGTTGGGGTTGGTCTTCGATGCGGTGGCGCCCAGGCGACGCAGGTTGCTGAGGGCGAGGATGTTGTCCACCGCCGTCCCCTCGGCCCCGTTGGGGTATTGGCTGGCGTAGATGGCCTCGGCGAGCTCCCAGAGCAGGGCCTCGCGCTCGGCGAAGATGCCGGTCAGCTGGCCGAACAGGGCGCGCTCATCGAGGTTCGAGTTTGCCCCGAAGGTCCCCCGCAAGGCTGCCTGGATCTCGCTGACGACCTGGGACTGCTTTTTGGGCACGAATCCGGCGAGCGTTAGGCCGAAGCTGGACATGGGCTAGATGCTCCCCGCGTTATTTGTGAGCTGGCCACTGTAGGAGATCGTCCCCGTCTGGCTGGTGCATGAGAATGCCACGGTCAGCTTGCGCGGCGCCATGGACACCTTGGAGGTGAAGGAGTCCAGGTGCAGGACCCCCGGTGTGCTGAGGATCTCGTTCTTCAGGATGCTGTTGATCAGGGACACGTCGGGGTTCTTGACCAGGATGCTCTGGAACCACGGGACGCCCAGGGTGTTGTCGTTGAACCACTCCCCGGCGAAGGTCTTCAGCCTGATGAGGATGTCCTGCAGGACCGGGTTGGCCCCCAGGGGGTTGGCGTCCGATGTGAGGACCAGGTCGCCGTTGATGACCAGGAGGTCGCCGTAGGTCGGGGAAAGGGGGTCGAGATCGAGCGATAGGTCAGCCATTGCTGGCCAGTGTAAGCTCAGACCTTGAGCGTGGCCAAGTTGGCCTGGACCGTCGCCAGCGTGGTGCTCGCCCCCGAGAGGGCGCTGACGAGTGCCGGGTTCAGCGGCAACGGCCCGGTGGGGGCGCCGATGGTGATTGCCGGGGCCGCCGTGGTGAACGCCGAGACGATGTTGCTCAGGGCCGTGATGAGCTGGTCGAGCAGGTTCAGGGCCTCCTGGGTCTGGTTTTTCAGCTGGACCTTGCCATTGGCGAGCACCCTCACCTGTCCTTGCCCGTTGGTCACCACCAGGTCCGTCGTGCCGTCCTGGGTCTGGGTGCTGAACGTCGGCAGCCCCGGGACGAAGATGGGGTCGCTCACGTGGTGCTGCCTGGCGTCCGAGGGGTCCACCGTGGTGCTGCCGTCGGAGGCCAGGAAGGTGTCCATTGAACGGTCGCAGAAGATGCACCAACCGACATCACCCACCGCCACCGGCAGCTTGATGGAATAGTTGGCCCCCATTGGCATGGAGACTGGAACGTTCTGGATCACCGGCTGGTCGATGGCCGAGTCCTCTGAGATGTACCGGACCTGCAGGAGGAGCTGCAGGTCGACCTTCTGCTCGCCTGAGACCGCGGTCACCTTGGCCGGCTGGCAGACCCTCAGGCCCATGGTCTTGGCCTCGATGGCCAGGCGGATCACCTCGTCCAAGGGCAGCGTGGTGGTGTCGTCGTCAGGTAGGTCGGGGTTGAAGTCGTCGGTCGCCGGGGCGTCGTATGGCATGGGCTCAGGCTACAGCGCTGGTGTAGTCGAAGCCAGCCGCTGCCGGCAGGCTCTGGGCCGTGGCGTTGGGGATGGCCGTGGCCTCGCAATCGGCCTGCCACTTGGACTCGTGGGTGTCGCCGGTGTATTTCGCGGACCCGATCTTGTAGAAACCCGACAGCCGGGTGTCCAGGCTGTCTATCTGGACGAGCCTGTTCGGCACCAGGCCTGGATTCAGCAGCGCCGAGAAGGTCAGGGTCTTCTCGTTCAGCGAAGGCACCCCAAGCAGGCCCGTTGACCCGTTGAGCAGCACCGCCTCTGTCCCCGCATGCTTCCCGATGGGGATGATGTCGAGGGCCCCGTTCTGGATCGACCACTCAAGTCCATGGGTCTTGCACAGGTAGTCCATGGTGTCGCGCGCCAACCCGGTGGCCAGGAAGCCGCGGCCGTAGACCGAGTTGGGGATGCCCAGCGCGATGCCGGCGTTCATGCCGCCTGGGTTGGCCGAGGTGGCCAGGCTCATGGCCTCCGCGCACGCCTGGAAGATCTGGGCAACCGTCGTGTTGGGCGGGAAGAACCGGTCCAGTTTGGTCTTGGTGAGGGCCGGCTCCCCGTCCCCGCATTCGAGCTTGGTCACGATGTCGGACCCGCTGCGGTCGCTGGTCGCGCGCTGCACGACCCCAAGGAACAGGTTCTGGACCAGGTCATCGTAGCCCGCGGCGAGGGTCACCAGGGTGCCCTTGCTGAAGCCGCCGCGCGACTCGGCGCTCAGGTTGTAGATGCTGATGGTGGCCTTGTTGGGGGTGCTTTTCACGTTCTTCTGGACGTCGAAGGTCAGCCGCAGGGCGCTGGGGTCCTTGCCCACGTTGCTGTACTCGGTGGGGGTGTCACTGCCCTCGGTGGCCAGCGCCAGCGAGTAGCATCGTCCGAAGAGGGCCCCGTCCTTGCTCATGGCCCGCCCCCGCTGACCTCTTGGCGGGTCGGGACTCGGAACCGCGAGAGCACCCGGACCGCGTGGCCGAGCAGGTCGCGCAATCGGCGGATGTCCTCGAACCGGCCGCCGCGCCCGTGAAGCTGCCACATCCCGAGGACGACCTCGGAGAAATCGGCGCACTTGGCCAGGTGCCAGGCAAGCTGGCGGCGCTGTGCCGCCCCCCACGATGGGCCGTCGTTGCGGGGGTCAAGCGCGAAGAGGATGTCGTCCTCACTGGTGGGCTTGGGGTCGCTCATGCCGTGGTGTCCACGTAGACCAGCCCGTGGTCGGTCAGGAAGCTGGACAGCGTGGCCTCCACCCCCTGGCCCGAATCGTCGATGCAGAAGAGGGGCCCGACCGGCAGCTTGATGGTGCGGTACTGGCCCAGCAGCCCGCGCATGATGAGGAGCGGGATGCCCATGAGCAGCGGCTTGCCGGTGGCGTCGGAGATGCTCAGGATCCAGCGCTGCATGCGCGTGTTGTACCGCATCTCCAGGGTGTAGGTCGTCTTGGATAGCGCCACCCGGAAGCGGAACCATGGGACGTTGCGGTTGACCGGGACACGTACGGTGGTCGCCATGTTCAGCCCCCGCCAGTCAGTGAGTTGGCCAGCCCGAGACCATCGGTATAGCCGTCGGCGCCTGTGCTCTGGTCGCCGATCTCAGACCGCCCGGCCGCGAGCCCCGGGTTGCTGAACTGGCCGACCCCGGCCGCGTTGACGCTCTGGGCCTTCACGATGACGATCTGGACGAACGTGATGTTGAACTCGAGGGCGTCCCCGCTGGTGGCGTTGCGCGGCGCCGTCAGGGTCTTGATGACCATGTTCTTGAACGTGCCGAGCTTGGTCACCAGGGTGAACGGGCGTGGCGGCTGGGGCTTCTGCCCCTCGGCCGTGCCGCTCTGCAGCCGGCGCAGCTTGTCGTAGGCCGCCCTGGAAGGCGTCGGGTCGCTGCTGTCGGCCTGGTACAGCCCATAGGCCAACCCGGCCGCGGCGACGCCCAGGGGGGGCAGGAGCGACGCCGCGGCCGTGGCCCCGGCCTCCTTGAGGTTGGCCGAGGTTGTACCGATTGGGGTGTCCGAGATGATTCCCGTGAAGGTTATCTCGATGGGCGAGCGCACCAGGTGGTCGCTGATGGTGGCGCCGCCCTCGACGGGGAACTCGGTGGGGGTCACCGTCGTGGTGTAGGACTCGCTCACGGAGACGTCGAACAACACGACGGTGTTCTTCTTGTCGTCTTGGATCTGGACCCGGGAGTTGCCCCCTACCAGCACCCCCGCCGCCGCGGACCCCGCTCCGATGAAGGACGCCATCAGTAGGCCAGCCCTGGCTTGAGCGAGCGGCGTGCCTCACGCAGCGTCTGGTCGAGGTGCTCCTTGACGCCCTCCTTGGCCATCTTGCCGACCTCCTTAGGATCGGCGCCTGCCGGGATGTTGATGTTGATGGGGGCCTCCATGTCGTAGGTGGTCCCGCCGCCCGCCATCTGGCCCATCATGCCGGACAGCCCTGCCCCGCCGGTCATCATGCTGCCCATGGCCCCGAGCTTGTCGCCCACGTTACTGAGGAACCCGCCGCCCTTGCCAGCGTCCGGCCGCAGGAGGGCCGGCACCCCCTGCTCGCCCTCGCTCCCCAGTCCGAGCTTGCCCATGAGGGCCGATCCCATGCCCTTCACGCCGTCGTACATCTGCCCGAGCCAGGTGTCCTTGAAGCTCTTGCCGTGGAACATCTCCCATGCCGCCTGCACCAGCAGGATGAGCAGCCCCAGTCCCGCGACGATGCCCATGACGGTGAGGCCTATCGGGGAGAACGCGGCGGTCAGCAGCGGCAGCACGGCCCGGGCTAGGACCGCGCCGACGCCGGTCATCATCTTCAGCAGCCACACGACGGGCCCCAGGAAGCTTGCGAGCAGCCCGAAGCCCTTCTTGGCGACCACGACGACGAGCCCGATGGCAGCCAGGACGGACAGCACTCGGCCGCCCCATTTCACCAGGTCCTGGTGCGCGGCCGCGAAGGCGAAGAACTTCTTGGCCGCCCACTGCACCAGCCCGACGACGAACCCCAGTGCGAAGGTCATGTCATAGACCCACGCGTTGATCTTGGTCTCGATGAAGGCCCGGTTGACCTTGTAGAGCTCCAGCAGCGCGTGGACGGTCTTCTCGATTGCGGGGGCGAACTTCGCGGCGATGCTGGCCATGAAGGTCTTCATGACCTGGCCCATGGCGCTGAGCGCGTCCTCCACGTCGGCGAGCGCGCTCACCTGGGGGCCGGTCAGCACGGCGCCCATGGCCTCGGCCTCCTTGCCCATGGCGTCCATGGCGGCGCCGCCCTTGCTCAGGAAGCCCACCATCTTGGAGCTGCCACGCCCCATGATCTGCATCGCCAGACCCTGCTTGGCGATGGGGTCGGACATGCCCTTCATGCGCTCGGCAAGCGCGCGCATGGCGTCGGCGCCCGTATGGAACCCGGCGATCTGCTCCTTGGAGATGCCGGCCGCGGCGAAGCTGGCGGTGGCCTCCTTGCTGCCCTTGCGGGCCTCGTAGAGGGTGCGTGTCAGGTGTGAGAGGGCGCCGGTCATCTCCTCGGCGCTGACGGCGGACTGGCTGCCGGCGAACTGCAGCCGCTGCAGGGCCTCGACTGTCAGGCCAGCGGAGGCCGCACCCGATTGGAGCTGTTCAGCCATCCCGCTGAAGCGCTCGACAATCTCGAAGATACCCTTGACCACCTCGGCCGCGCCCAGGAACTCAAGGCTGTGTTGGATCTTCTCAAGCTTCTCGTTGACGTGGTCGAGGGGCTTGGTCTCGGTCTTGAATGCCCACTTGGTGAGCATGTCGAGGATGTCCATGTCACCGCCCCTTCCCCTTCGCCATGCGCGCTTCCTGCGCTTCCCTGGCGTCCAGTATCTCCCCCGCGTCCATCACGTCGTCCAGCGTCCACCGCGTCTTAACCTCCTCGAGGGTGGCGAATCCGGCCAGCACCGGACGCCATATCAGGACGTTGATTTTGCTGTCGGGGCCGAGGATGTTCTCCCCACCAGGTCCAGCCCTGCGCCTTTGAGTACGTCGACGAAAAAATTTCCGAACTGCACCTCCAGGGCAGCCCGCAGCACGTCGAACATGTGGGGCAGCCTGTCCTGGTAGTGGGTGTTGAACGTGATGCGCTTGCCGTCGCACATGACCGTGTCGCCCGCGGTCATCTTGCGGATGATGTCCATGCACAGCTTCTTGTTGGTGCCCATCTGGGCGATGAGCTGCTCGACGATGGAGCCGGCGACGTCCACGGACAGCGCGAACTTCTCGCCGCCCTTCTCGCCCGCCTTCATGGCGGCGCCCAGCTGCGCCAGCGGTTTGCCCAGCACGAGGGCCAGGTCAAACAGCGTGTCGGTGGCCGCCTCGGCGCCCCACTTCGCGAACTCGTAGGCGTGGCCGTCGATGGTGGCCTCGTACGTCCCCTGCTCGGTCTTGGTGATTTCCATGTCTCCTCAAAGCACGAAGCCGTCCGGCGCTCAATTGCCGCCGATGAAGAGCTGGAGGTTGTCCGTCTCGATGACCCAGACGCGGTTGGTGACCTCCTTGGCGAACTCGGTGCTGGGGATCTTGGTGACCCAGGCCGCCGCCGCGGTCGCCACCGTGCGACCCGAGCCGTCCCGAACCAGCACGGGGGCCGCGCCGGCGCCGGTGTTCTCGTCGGCGATGGCGAGGCCGCTCAGGACGTCGTTCGACGGCGAGGACGACATGAGGGTCAGGGTGATCTTGCCCGACTTGTCGTTGCTCTTCGCGCGCGTGCCGATGCCGTCAGCGCCCATCTTCAGCGCCCACATGTCGTTGTTGCGCTCTATGGTCACGAACGTGCCGTCGTCGTAGCCGGTCATGATCTGCCCGGCATAGACGATGGTGACTGCCTTGGGATCGTACTGGAGCATGGGTCAGCCTCACACCGTGACGGTGCCGGAAATCACAACTGCGTTGAATGCCCCCTGGAGGCGGCACGCGAAGGAGATCGTGGGCGCGATGCGCTTGGCGCGCTGGTTTGCCGACACCGCCGCCACCGACGGGGCCGTGATGGAGATGCCCGCCGGGTCGATGAGGGTGTTCGCCACCCCGGTGTCCAGCGCCTGGCGCACCGCCGAGATGAGGATTGCCACGCCCGCGTCGGTGAAGGGTATCTTCTTGGCGTTGACCAGGGCCGAGTAGATGTTGGTCTGCAGCGTGGACTGCAGCCAGTCGATGCCCACCGTGATGTCGATGAACTGGCCGCCCGCCATGGTGCCCATCTCGGTGATGTTCACGCCCCCGACGCTGGTGTGGATGTTGGCGTTCTTGCCGACCGTACCGGCCACCGGGTTGCCCATGGCGTTGTTGCGCTGCGTGTCGGTGAGCACGTCGGCCGTGATGCCGGCCAGGGTCTTGAAGGCCCAGTTGTTGCTGCCAGGGGTCTGCGGGAGCTGGCCCCCGAGCCAAGCGGCCTCGATGCCGGCAGCCGCGGCGCCGGGGGTGAACAGCAGCGCGGTCCGCTTGTATGCGGCAGTCTGGAGCTTGCTGGCCACGTCAGTCGAAGAGCTGGTGCCGATGGCGCTGGTCGAGCTCGCGCCCAGGAAGATCTTCTTCTGCCCCTCCGTCCACGCGGCCGCCTGCAGGATATCGGCATCCGTGGCGCCGGCCAGGCACCAGCCATACCACCCGCCATTCTGGGCCAGGATGTTGGCGATGTCCGTGGCGATGCCGTTGTTCGGGGTGACCGCCGCCTTGGTGAGAAGGGCGTCCACCGCGGAATACGTCACTGCCGCGCCGGGCGCCGTAGAGGTGAGGGTCAGGAGGGCAGAACCACCCGTCCCGGCCACCGCGCCTGTCACGGCGCCGCCTACCACTATCAAGGCCAGGAGTGCTGTCAGGACCGCCTGCTGGGTGTCGCCGCCGCCCGCGGTATAGGAATAGACAACCCCGTTGACCGTGACCGCGTAGGCATGGGAGGTCGTCAGCGTGTTGACGGCCAAGGTGTCAACCTGGGCCACGGCCGCGCTCCGCTTGCCCACCATGAATTGCGAGGGGGTGATGGGCTGGGCCATGAGCTCGAGCGCGTAGATGTACTCCGGGTTGCTCGAGATGTACCCGTCCGTGAGCATCGCCGCCGCGGAGGAGTACACATGCACGTAATCGCTCCCCGACCATCCGTTGCTCGTGGGGCCGACGATGAGCGGGACCGAGAACGACGCCTGAGCCACTGCGGCAGTCTGCTGGGAGATGTTGACCTGGATGATCTGGTCGATTGATGGCATGCGCTTGCGCTCCTAGAGCCCCGTTATGGTGACGTTGAGGGGTACCTGGTTGCCACCCCCCGTATCCGCTTGCCCGCTGATGTTGGCGGAACCGATGCTGCCAAGGTCTACGACTAGGTTCGAGGCTATGCCGAATACGACGTCCATCTGGGCCCGACCCTCAAAGGCAGTATTGAGTAACATGGACAAATCCGCAACGGCGCCGGGCTTCCAGACGGCGATGCCGCCCAGCGACAGGGCCTGGTACGTCGGCGCGGTGTCAAGGCTGGCCTGCCACAGGGCCATGTACCCGTTGGCCTCCTCGTGGGACGTGCCGTAGGAGTTGAAGCTCACGGTCATGGCCCGCTGACCGCCATAGTTCCAGAGGGTGGTGCCGGGGAGGTTGTCGGGGCTGTCGTCCCCATAGCGTGCGCCCGGGGTGGTGACCTTCAGGGTGAAGTAGGGCCGCGACGGCCTGGGCGCGCCCGGTTCCTCGGGCTCAGCCATGATGACGTGTTGTTGGTCCAGCCCGCATGCCGACATGACCGCCTGCACCAGGGTCGACCTGATGGCGTCATAGTCGATCGGCGGGTTCTGGAGCGGCATCCGCGCCAGATTAGCACAAGGCCCCCCTTTTCCCATGAAGGCGGCCGTGATAACCGGTTGGCGATGGCAGCCCCACCCCAGCCGCAGTGCCGGGCGCTCTACCGGCTCGAGGACGGCAACTTCATCCTGCAGTGGCAGCCCCGCGTCCCGCCCCCCAGTATCGTCTCGGGGGTGTCCCAGCAGGTGACGGGCATCGCACAGCAGGGCAGCCGCAGGGGCATGTGCGTGGACTGCGTGGCCACCATGATCTCCATGGCCGCCGACAACATCATCCAGGCCATGATTGCCGAGGGGGCCATGTTCTGGGACCCTGAGAACAAGGAATGGGTGGACCGCGGTTTCCGCCAGGCGAGGTCATTGTGACGGCGCCAGACTCCACTTCTCAACCCCGGTAGTGTCGAACAAGGCCGCCTTGTCAGGTCCGAGGTCCACCGCCATCATGCGCGCCTTGGTGTAGGACCCCCAGGGCTCCGTCCCCTGGACCTGGAAGACAACCCCCAGCCGCAGCACGAGGTCCCCCGTCACCATGGCCAGGTCCCGGTTCTCCGACCAGATATTGTACTGCTCCTTGGTCCTGTCACCCTCCGGCACCAGCAGAAGGTCCTTGCCGCCGAGCGGCTGGACGTTGCCGACAATGCGGTAACGCAACGGGTCACGTTTGACGGGTTTGCCGTCGACGTAGACGACGCCCCCCTCGCGCAGAGCCGCCAGCCTCTCGTCGTTGTTGATGATGCGCGAACTCTTCGACAGTGGGTACATTGCGCAGCCCCTTTCCGGACCCAGCTTACACCGCATGGGTATACTCTGGTCACTTCTCATCGCCGCCCTGGTCTGCGGGCTGGTCGCCTACCTGGCCGAGCTGCTCCCGGTGCCGATGCGCCCCTTCCTGAGGGTGGGGGCCGCGGTGGCCTTCGTCATCTACGTGATCTACGCCATCACCCACCGCTCATTTGCCGTTACCGGAATCCCCTAGCCGCACGTCCTTGGGCACCTCACCGAAGCTGCTCCGCACGATCTGGTAGGTCACGGATTCAAGGAGCCGCTGGGTCTCGATGAGGGTCCGCTGCGGCACCCCGAGACGACGTTTGCGCGCCTGCGTGCGCGGGGCGTTCGGCGGCGGCACGTTGCTCTTGATCTTGTTCTTGATGAGTTCGACCAGCCGGGTCCCGAGCACCGCGAGCGCCCTCTCCACCCCCCACCCCTTGGTCACCATGTTGACGATGACCTCGGCACGCCACTTCTTGATGCGGTGCTCATTCTCGCGGATGGCGCTGCGGATGAAGCTGCGTTCCGGGATGTGCTCGGTCCCGAACTCGTTGAACAGGGCCACCTTGACCACGCTCGTGCCGTCCGGGTACATCGCGCCGGCGTGGAAGCCGACCGTCAGGTAGGGGCCGTCCTTGCCGTTGCCGAGGTCCGCCACCCGCTGCTGGAGGAGCTGGAGCCGCTTCTTGCCCTTCACGGTGGTGGTGGTCTTGGGCTTGATCATCGGGAGGGATGCCCCCTCGCGGCAAGGAGTGACGGCCGCACCGCGAGGGATACAACCTCTCCCTGACCACTATTGGCCGGGCAAGGACACGCCATCTAGGAAAGAATTTCGCTGCCGACAGAGGGTATCAAGGGACGGTCTTGATGGTCCAGAGGTCGCCGCACAGGTCAGCATTCAGGACATACTCATAAGGCAGCGTGAAGTACCCCTCCATGCCCCACTGGTCGCCCCAGGAGTTGCGGACCAGGAACCTGTGGGCCGCGTCGTCATAGCCCACCACGAGAACTGCGTGGCCCCCGAGGGCCTGCTCCTGCCGGCCAGGCATGGGCGCGTCGCCGGTGTCCTTGACCTCTTGGGACTGGAAGCTCTCATAGACCGTGAAGCCCATCACGAAGGGGCGTCCGCCCGCCAGGCAAGTGCGCAGGTCATCCAGTTTCTGTACCAGGCGGCTATAGTTGGCGATGCGCTCGGTACGCGCCACCTGGTAGAGATCGTCCCCGGGGAAGTCGGCGAACCGGTCCACGTCGTAGGGCCAGAGCTTCTCATCAACGACCCCCCAGGCGGCTATCACGCGGATGCCGTCGCGCAGCGAGGCGCCCGCGTCCGAGTCGACGTTACCCTCGATGTAGCGCTCGTTGTAGTAGATGAACAGCCGCGACGGGGTGAAGCCGCTGGCCTTCCCCTGGGCGATCTCATCGAACTGGAAGGCCGCTGCCAGGGCGTTGGCGGTGCATGAGCCCAGCTGACCCTGGTCATAGACAGGCGGGCATCCTGGACGCAGGTCCACCGATGGCGGCAGTGTGACGCTCCCCGGGGCCGAGACGTTGAAGTAGTGGTCGCGCCTGTCGGGAAGGTCGCGCTTCCAACCCAGGCCCTTGATGACGCGTGGCTTGGTTCCTGTGCTCGGGGGTGTCGGCATGGCTCGCTCCTAGCGTGGCAGATCGTCGTCGCCCAGGACCTCTGAGCGGCTGCTTGGTTTGGTGGTCCGGCCGGTGTCGTGCATCCGGACCGTGAACTGCGTGGGCTCGCGATCCGGGTCGCAGGCGACCTGCTTCTTGTCGGTCCTGGAGATACCCCCCGCATAGGGGACGGCGCCCTCCATCGCCAGGCGCACGTTAAGGCGGTCCCAGAGCTTCTGGTACCCCTCGTTCTTCTTCGAGAACTGGATGCTGACGCTACCCACCGACTCGTCCACCGCGCCGGACAGCTGGGCCATGATGCCCTCCACCCCGCGCATGGCCGCCGTGAGGATGTCCCCGTTGGTGGCCACCAGGTAGGCGATCTCCTCGTCGGTGAAGTAGGGGGCGTCCTTGTTGGTGTCCCCCATGAGGAACCGCAGCTGGTCGACGTCGCTGTTGGCGGGGTTCCCCGAGTAGGAGAACGTCACTTGTGGGCCTTGTTGCGATGCACTTCGAGGGCTTTCGGGTTGGCGAAGATGGCCTCCTCGCAGCCCTCCTCCTCGCAATACAGGACGCCCTCGTCCGGGTTCCGGTCATCCGTTCCCGGCTCCTCGTCGTCCTCGGCACCATCCTCCTCCTCGCCGTTCTCCCTGGCAAGGGCCCGCAGCCGTTCAGCCTCGGCCTCCTGCTCGGCCGCTATCTCAGTCTTGAGGCGCCCCTTGGGGCGCTTGCCGGGCTTCTCGTGGGAGTGTTCGACGTGCTTGAGGTTGAGGAGGGCCCGCTTGGGGACCTCGGCCCATGACTCGAACTCGGGGATCTCGTCACCTGGCTCGAAGACCTTCTCGGGGGTGGTGACACGCTGGAGGGCTATGTACATAGCCCCAGCTTTATCACGGGTTCTGGAGGACTGAAACACCCAGGACGCCGAGGTCCTTGCCGGTCTGCGCCATCTGGAAGCCCATCTCGACCTCGATGCGGTCGGACGCCAGGGCTTCCATGCGGAACTTCTTCACCCGGGTCCCCATGGCCTCGGCGCCGTATTTGCCGGTCCACTGGAAGATGTACCCCGCGGACGGCTTGCGCAGGCCTGGCGCGCTGGGCGCGTAGGCGAGCATGAACAGGTTGTTCGACATGAAGCCGAAGTTCCCGGTCTGGCCCTCCTTGGCGCTGTTGAACACGGCGCCCGCCACGAGGAACTGCTCCACGCCGAACAGGGCCGCGAGCAACTCCTCGGTGATGATGCCCCGCTGGGTGTACTTGATGCGGTCCAGCACGGACGGGTTGTTTTTCAGCGCCGCGAAGACGTTGTCGGTGACGACCATCTTGTTGGGCTTGCGACCCGTGCGGCTCTTCACCTGGCTGCGGATCTTGTCGACGTCCAGCATCGGGTTCGACGTGGAGCTGTCCCAGTAGCCGGCGCCGTGCGTGTTGGGCGCGTAGTCCACGGGGCTGCCGGACACCTGCCAGCCGGTCCAGACGCCCGTGGTCATATAGTTGGCCATGAACAGCTTCTCACGGCGGATGAGCAGCTGCTGGGTGACCAGCTCGGTGCTGTCGAACTCGATGTCGAGGGGATCGTCCTGATTGTCCCGCTCGTCATCGTCGATGTCCATGTGCAACGCCCACTTGTCGCAGAAGTACGTGGGGGTGTTGTCCAGGGAGAACCCGGTGCCGACTGACTCGCTCGCGGGCGCGCGCTTGGCGGCCTCGGTCCGGAACCAGGCCTCCTTCGTGTAGACGAAGTACCGGTCGGACTGCTTCTTCACGGGGATGGCCGGGAAGACCTTGTCCGCGATGAAGTCGTTCTTGTCCTGCTGGTACGAGATCGACATGTTGGTCAGCGGCCGGTTTACGTGGATGTCTGACCGTGTTGGTTGCGTCGGCATGTAAGACCCTCAGCGTTTTTGGCGCGCCTCGCGTTGTCAGTGAGAACTGCAAACTGCTGGTGCTGCGGTGCTGCTGGGTGCTTCGTGCTGCGGTGTTGCTTGCGGCCTACTGGACGCCGCGCGGCCAGAGGAGAATGGTCGAGATGTCGCCGGTGACCGCGGACTCGAGCGCGGTGCCGATGGCGTAGAACGTGGACAGGGCCTTGATGAGGGCCGTCCCGCCCGAGTTCCAGCCGAGGGGATCGCCTATGGCGATGGTCCCGCCCGCCAGGTACTTGCTGACCCCTGAGATGACCACGAGGCCGGCCTCGCCGACGACCGGGTTGTTCTGGAGGATGCCGAGCGGGGGGCCGGTGAGGGACCCCTTGGCCACGAGCGCGGCGCCACCGGAGCCGTGGCCCACGATGTTGGCCGCGGGCCCAACCCAGATGGGTGCGAACTGCCAGGTCGCCTTGGTGGACATGTCCACGTCAGCGGCTAGGAAGCCAATGCGAAATCCTGGTTGCTCGTAAGCCATCGCCAGCGCCTTCCGTTGTTACTGCGTTTCGTGTGGGAAACTGCAACTGCGGTGCTGCTACTGCGTGACTGCTGGGTGCTACTGGCGGCCGAGCCGCCGTTTCATGCGCTCGTTGTCGGCGTCTATCTCCGCCACCAGGCGCCGGCCCTCGGCCGACTTCATGACCTTGCGCATGACCTGGGCGCGGCTGAGGTCCTCCTCGCCCGACTTGGCCACGTAGCCGTCGGCCAGGGCGTCGAGCTTGGCCTGAGCCGAGCCGCCGGCTGGCGTGCCGCTGGCGCGTGAACCGGTCTCCTCCATGATGCCGCCGAAGTCGTCGCCAAGGGCGAGTTGCTCGTTGGCGCTCTTGAGGATCGACTCCAATTCAGCTTGCATCTCGGGGTTGGCCTCCGAGACGGTCTTGAGGATCTTGGCGAGTTTCTCCTTGGGGGCGCCGAGCCTGTCGTAGGCCGACGCCTTCTCCTCGAAGGCCTTCATGACGCGGGTCTCGCGCTCGACCGCGATCTGTTTGGAGAGCTCCGCGTTCTTCTCGATGAGCTCCTTGTTGGTCTGAACCAGCTCGGTGTGGCCCTTGAAGATGGCCTCCATCTGCGTGCGCTGGGCGGCTGGGAATGCCGACAGATCCAAGTCACCCTTCGCTACTGGCTCACCGCTCATGCTAGGCTCCTCTGGCTCTTTGGCCTTGTCAGACAACTTGTAACCGTTCTTGGAGAGCGCATCCACATACGCGCTTTTCGCGGCGGCCATGGCACCCGAGTGGTGGTCGTCCTGGACCTCATCGGGTTTCTTCATGCGCAGTTTCTGCGCCCATCCGGTCGCTCCGCCCATGGGGACGTCGACATGGACGTCGTCTCCCAGTGAGAGTGCAACATAGTCCGGGTCGCCGTCGAGCAAATCGCCGTCATTTTCCCCGCCTGAGGCCACGTCACCCTGGTCGTCATCGGGGGAACAGGCGATGCCGATGGCGTTCAGCACCTCCTCCACGTCGTCAGCCGTCAGCTCCCCCTTGTGCGGGGCGAGGATGCGGGCGGTGGCGCGCAGGGCGGCCTGGGCGGGCGAACTCAGGGCTGGTGCCATCCCGGCACCCTGGGCGTTGGGGTCGGCAGCCGGGTCCACGGCCGGTGAGACTGGGGGTGCCGTCGCGGGATCGGCGGCCGCCACCACGGGCTGCGCAGGTGCGGCGGTCGGCGCGGCTGGTGCCGGCACGGCCGGCTGCGCCGCAGCCTGAGCGGGTGCGACGCGCGGCGCAGGCACCGCGGGAGAAGGAGGAACCCTCGGTACTGGCTGCGCCGGCGTCGGTGGCATGCGTGGTGGTTTGGGGGGCTGGCCGCGGGCCGCCGCCATGCGGCGCGAGTTCCCGAAGGCCTTCATCACCTCTTCAACGGCGGCTGCCTGCTCATCCGACATGGCGGTATGCATGGTTCCGTTTTCCTGGGCCGCACGCAGGAGGCCCTGCAGCATGGAGTCGCCGTCTAGGGCCTTGTGCACGAGTATCTTCTTGAGGTTGGCGCCGCGCCGGACCATGGAGATCTCGTGCGGGTCCAGATTGTAGAGGCGGCGTGTCTTCATGGGGATGCTGGCCAGGCTAAGCGCTAGGGACGTCTTTGCGCAAGCCGAAGCCACCGATGCTCACCCCGGTGTACTCGCCGTCCAGGACCTTCTGCCACTCGTCCGGGTCCTCGATCTTGATGCCGATGACCCAGGAGCCCTTCTTGACCACCTGCGGGCCGAAGGTCCCCTCCTCGAAGCGCAGGTCCATGGGGGCCACGTAACTCTCCACGGGGGCGGCCTTGATGGGCTTCTGGTGGTTGCTGCCCACCACGCGGCTCTTGGTGATGTAGCGGTGGGCGGTCCATTCGATGTCCTCGGGGGACATGACGTCGTTGTGGGCGTCCTTCGTGTCCGGTTCCAGGACCACGCAGTAGATCACCTGCTTGTGGGCGCTGGTCGCCACCATTGGCTTGAGGTCACCGGGGTCCACGGCCTTGCGGATGACCTCAGCCCTGGCGGCGGAGATGCCCGCCAGGAACTCGGGGCCGCTGTCGGAGGTGCCCGGTCTGTGCATGTCCACCAGGGCTGATTTCAGGATCTCGGCCACCTCGTGGTCGTAGCCGTCGGGCAGCTCAGGCTCATCGCCGGACGCGACCTTCTCATATTCCAGGCCGCGCCAGCTCTTGCCCACCGCCACGAGACCGTTGCCGCCGCCTTCGATATAGCCCTTGGCGATCATCTCTCCGCCGTTGTAGATGAGCCGGCCGCCAGGCATCAGGACCCGCTGGATGTCGGTCAGCAGCCCCATGGGATCGTCACTCACATCGCCCAGGCCCTTGTCCACGATGACGCTGCGCGCCGACGCGTCCGGGAACGGGATCCCCAGGCTCAGGTCATGGACGACCGTCCCGTGGTCGTGCTGGTACAGGTCCAGGCCGATGTGCCCCGGCTCCCTGCCCCCTCCGCTGCCAAGGTGCAGGTCCAGGCCCTGCAGCTCCACCGGGCCACGGGTGTACTCCCATGCCTCGTCGGCAAAGGAGTCAGGCCCGGTCTTCTGTATCATCGCCAGGGCCAGTCCCTCCGCATCAGAAGGCTCATAACCAACCCCGACGTAGTAATCCGTTCCGACCAGCAGTGCTTGAGCATCGAAATAGGCGGGGTCGATGTTCGCCTTGGCCACCGGCTGAGCCAAGGTATCCTGGGCGGCGGGGGCTTGGGCTTCTTCATCCTGGTGGGTCTGCAGGATTTTGGACCAAACCTTGGCGACGGCATCGAGGAGACCATTGCCCTTCGTCCCCGGTTCATCCGGGGCATATCTGCCCACCTTGCCGATGATCCCGGGGCCCATCTGCGTCACCGTGTCATCTCGCGTCGGCAGGCCGGCATGTGCGGCGAAGAGCCAGTCCGTGCCGTCGTCCTGCAGCCCCGCGGGGTTGTAGTTGTTCTGGCGCAGCCACGTCTTCGCGCTCGCCTGGCTGTGGGCCCCCTTGTCGAATCGGATCTCGGTCACCACGCGCGAGTCGCGTTTCATGGCGGTGCCACCGGCAGTCCCCCTCGCCTTCTTGTGCAGTGAGTCGTAGGTCTGCTGGTCGAGCATCCCCTTGGCGTGGTCGCGGAAAGCCTGGGCGTAGTCGGCCTTGTCCACCTTGTAGCGCCGCGCCTTGTCCTGGGCCTTCATGCGGGCGGCCACGCCCGGGGGCCCGCTGCGCGCCGGCTGGCTGTGGCGCTGCGATGGGAGCCTCGGCGGTTTGACCAGTTTGACGTCCGCGTCGTTCGCCATCGGGATGTCGTCCACTTCGTGGACGTCGGAGTCATGCGCCATCGGGATGTTGTCCTTCACCTCGCGCACGTCGCCCGCGCGCGCGTGGGGGATGGCGCCCTCGCCGCCGCCCAGGTGGTGGACGTCGGAGGCGTGGGCCATGCCGGGACCCGAGGTGAAACGGCCGTTCTCGTCGCGGGCGACCTCCTTGTCGGGGGCGCCCCGCTTCTCGATCTGTTCAAGGTTCATCCCATCTCCAGGGTGGCGACGCATTCGCAGTGGGGGTGCGCCTCGGTGGGGTTGTCCACCTCGCGCCCGTCAGGGAGGGTCCACATCTCATCAAGGCCGACGACGATGCCGTTCATGGGGATGCATAATTGCACGCATGGGTTGCCGTCCACCACCCACCTGCGGCCGCTGCCGGCCGGGAGCAGGTCCTGGTCGGACGCCTCGCGCCAGGCGTCGAGTTCCCCCTGGTTGGCGGCGAAACGGGTCTCCGTGCGCGCTATCATGATGGCCCGGGCGTCCAGCAGCCTGTCCTCGTAGGCGGTGGCGAGCGTCTCCTGCTGGCGGATGCCGGGCGGCTTGCGCTCCCTGCCGGTCTCGCGGTCGAGCATCGGCTTGGCCAGTCCTGCCCGGTAATTGGAGAGGGCCTGCGCCTGGCGTGCGTTGAGGCCGATGCTGTCCCGGATGTTTTCGGCCATCTGCGAGGGGGTCGTCTTGAGTTCCCTGGCGCGGCTCAGCTCACGCTGGACGGCCTCATGCGTGCCGTCCTTGGTCTGGGCCACTATCTGGCCCTTCCGGTCGGCCACGAAGCTCTGGAGCCGTTTGTCCTCCTTGGCGAACCGCTCGGCCGTGAAGATCATCTTCGCCTGGACCTGCTGGGGCATCGCGTCAACCGCGCCCTTGGCCGCTTGTCCAGCAGCCTCACTCGCCTTGGCGAACCCGCGGTCGAGGTGCGTGGAGAGCTCCTCGAAGGGGATGGTGCGCATGAGCTTCTCAAGCCCACCGGTGCGCAGGGCCTTCTCGAGGTCGGCCGGGTCCACCTTGTCCTTGAAGGTCTGCAGCCCGCGCAGCATGTCCACCTTCACCACCGGGGCGAACTTGTCCGTGAGCGCCCCCAGGCGGGCATGGCTCTCGCCGGCGCCGCGCTTGCCACGGCGACCCATGAAGGCCTTCTGGACCCAGACTGTCACGCTACCTGGCCGAATACCTGAGACGCGTTCTGAGCTGCCTCGGCGTCATCCGTGCTGTGGCCCACGCTGGGGGCGGAGCTTTCGTCGTGAAGCTCAGACACGTTCTCAGGGGTTGTATGTGCCTGCGGCTGCACGTCCTCGGCCCCGGCCAGCGGCACCTCGAGGTCGAGCGGTGCCGGCAGATCGGCCAGCTGGTGGAGGTGCTGCTCAAGGTCCGGGTTCGGGAAGAGGGGCATACCCGCCGCGGAGAGCTGCTGGATGTATGCCCCGACCTCCTTCAGGTCCTGCTTGGCGATCTTGGCGTGCTCGAGCTGCGGGTACTCCGAGATCCGGAAGGAGTTCATACGGAACAGTAGCGGCACCAACACGCGGTTGAACGTCTCGGCGATGATGTCCTGGAAGACGTCCGTGGCGTCGGCGAAGATCTGGGTCTTGTCCGAGTGCATGGCCCAGGAGCCCGTGGCCGCGCCCTGGCCCAGCAGGAGCCAGTCGGCCAGGACGCTCATGGCGATGCGTTGGTCGTACCGGTTGATGATCTTGTCGGTGTCGAACTGCTTGGATCCACCGGCGTTGAGCAGCTTGAAGTCAAACAGCTGCTTCCCGTTGGCGTCGAAGGCCATGGGGAAGACGATGCCGGCCTGCTCGTCGTTACGGACGCTGGTGACGATGTCCTTGATCCCGGTGAGCACCTTGAACTCTGGCGTCCCGGGCTTGGCGTTGAGGATGGTCGGCGGCGCAAAGGCGATGGGCAGGCCGGCCACGTCCCGCTCAGCCCCCACGGCCTCGATGTTCTCGAACGCCCGCTTCAGGTACCAGGAGCGGTATGCCCCACGCAGGATGCTGCGGCCCTCGGGGTTGTTCTTGTGCTTCGTGGTGCGGAACAGCAGGCATTTCGACATCGGCAGCGTGGTGATGCGGAAGTGCGGCGGTGCTATCTGTTCGGCGCCCTGGATGCGCCCGCGCTCATCGATGAGCCACCGGTAGATGGTGTCCTGGCTGCGGATTGGGAGCCCCAGCAGACCCACGCGCCCGTCGCTGTACTTGGAGCTGCGGGCCGGGTCCGAACCGCGGCCGAGGTATCCCATGCGCCGTTTGAACACCATGCCGTGCAGGCTGAACCCGTATTGCAGCATCGACAGGAACTCGGCCACCGTGTCGGTCCAGGTCTCCTCCATGTCGTGGATGCACGACTCCAGGAAATCGGCCGCCTCGCGGTCGAAGTCACGCGAGCTCGCGGGCGACACCCTCCAGTCCACCTTCCGGCAGAGCTTGTCGATGGTGTACAGGATGGTGGAGCAAGTGGCGTCGTTGTCCCCCATCTCCTTGAAGACGTCGAGGCCCTGCTTGCCCGACAGCTCCGGCAGGAACTCCTCGCGGACGAGACCCCCCCACTGCTTGAGTCCAGTCGCGCCCCAACCGCTGCGCAGGTCTACTTCGACGGTTTCTTCCGGTAGGATTGCGGCCAGGTCCATTGACGCACCCTAACGCAGAAGTCAGTCCGCGAGCCACGGGGGCGTCTCATTGAAGGCCGCGCCGTGGACCGGGATGGTGCTCCCGGCGTCCTGGCTCCACTGGCTGGCCTTGCCGATGCCGATGGGGATGCAGTCGGCCAGGTTCACGCCCGGGCCGTTCCAGTACAGGAGCGCCTGGGAGGTGGCGTCGATCTGGTCGTCGTTCTTTCCGGCCGGGAACACGGCCCACTCCATCAGGTACTCCCCTATCCAAGGCGCGATGCTCTCATGCGGCAGGAAGACGTTGCCGGCCCGAACCAGCGGGGCGCACGCCTGCGCGCGCACGGCCTTCTCCCCCCGCGGGGTGATGGGGATGAGCCCGGCGATCTTGCCCTCGAGCCGGTCCATCAGGGCCTCCCCGTTGGCGGCGGCCTCGATGAGCTTGGCGATGGCCAGCGGGTACCGCACGCACAGGGCGATAAACTCGTCCTCCTGCTGGGTGTACCCCATGCGGTCCCTTACCTGGTCCAGCAGGTAGAAGTGCGACCCCTTCTTGCCCCACAGCTGGAACACGGCGAAGTCGGACATCTGGCTCTTCTTCTTGGTCTTCCGCTTCTTGAAGGGCAGATCCACGCTGATGAGGATCTCGTCGAACCACTCCATCTCCGGACGCACCCGGTAGAACTGCCACCACTTCGTCTTGACGATGTTCCCCTCGGGGGGTGCCGGCCGCTGCTGGTACAGCGCCACCCAGACCATGGGATTGAGCCGCTTGGTCCGCTCCAGCCTGTCCAGCGGGAACCGCTCCGGCCACAAGGCCTCACCCGGTTCTCGGGGGTCGTCGGGGTGCTCGTCGGGCGTCCCCTCCTTGACGGCACGCAGCAACACCACCCGCCAGCGCTTGGCCATCTCGGGGTCGTTCTTGATCCACTGGAGCAAGCGCCCCGCCAGGTCGTCCTCGTGCCACCGGGTGTGGGTGATGCAGGTCCGGCCGCGCTTGCTCAGGCGGGTCTGCAGGACGGCCGTGAACCATTCCCAGATGCCCTCGCGCTTGACCTCCGAGAAGGCGTCCTTCCAGTCCTTGAACGGGTCGTCCACCAGGGCGACGTCCCCGCCCGAGCCGGTGAGGCTGCCACCCACGCCGGCGCACAGGTAATAGCCCTTGTGGCCCACGACCTCGAAGATCTCCGAGTTGCGCAGCCAGGTGCCGTTGGCCATGGTCCGGATGTTCTTCTCGCTGAGCCGCGTGTTAGGGAACAGCTCGCGGTACTCGGGCGAGGTGACGATGCGCTGCACGTCGCGGTTCATCCGCTTGGCCAGCGAGAAGCCATAGCTGGCGCTGATGACCTGGGAGTCGGGGTCCCGCCCCAGCAGGTAACTCGGCATGCGCCTGGAGACGATTTCGGACTTGCCTACCCGCGGCGGGCACAGGATGAGGACGTTCTCCACGTCACCGTCGATGAATTGGTTGAGCTCCCGGCACATGATGCGGTTGTGCCAGGTGACCTCGAAGTCGGGTTTGGTGTAGGTGGTGAAGCTCAGCAGCCCCCGGCGCGCCCTGGCCTGGGCGTCCTCAAGCCGCAACCGGTGCTCGCGCTCGAGCAGCTCTGACCTGTGACCGGCACTTGCCCGGCTAATCGTCGCCGCACTGCTCACGTATGCCGGCCAGCCTTTCTATCTCCGCGACCCGTTCTTCGTCGGTCAGGGACACGGTGCGGATGGGCGGCGCGCTGTCATCTCCGCCGTGCTTGTGGGTCTTCTCGTCCCGCCACTTCAGGATGTTCTTCATCAGGAAGATGTGCACGGACGGGTTCACCTTGGCCGTCTCGTAGATCTTGGTCACCATCGGCCGCCCCGTGCTCGGGTCCATGACCGGCCGCCCCTTGCTGTCCAGCACCGGCCGCTCCTCGAGGACGGCGCGGACCTGGCCCATGGCCATCAGGCGGCTGGTGTCGATGTAGTATTTCTCGACCTGGGCCTCCGCTATCTTCTTGGACTCCTGAAATGCCGGGTAGCGCTTGGTCCATTCGAACAGGGTGTTCTCCGAGCACGGCGGTTCGACCACCGCCCCGAAGGACTTGAACGTGTACCCCTGCTTCATGTGGGTGATGAGCTTCTCGCAGAATTCGGGTCTGTACTTGGTCTTGCGGCCGGGTGTGGCATGGGGCTGTGGTCTGCGCTTTGTCGGCATACGGCTTGAATCCTAGCTGGGATGGGGCACGCGTGCTACAAAGCGGGCTCCCCGCGGGGAAAAAGACCGGGCGCGCAGGTACGTTAGGGGACTGCGCGCATGGCTCTGGCGACCCCGCGGGGAGTCACCGCATGCGAAGTCAGGCCTTCTCGGCGCCCTCTTCGGCGGGGGTCGGGACGCCGCCACCGGCCGCGCGAGCAGCCTCTTGGGCCGCCGCCTGGTGGGGTTGCAGCGCGCCCAGCGCGAACTGGATGGCGATGCGCACGTCGTCCAGCACCTGGAGCACGGTCTTGTTGGTGATGAAGCCCTCGGCCATGCCGATGGCGCTGACGGCGCCCTGCAACGCGATGAGAACGATGGTCAATGTGTTCATGTGTGTGATTCCTCGGGCCTGTGGCCCTGTTTGATGGTCAAAGGTTCTACCACGCGCCTGGCAACCCTCAATGGAAGGTGCCGGGTTCGTCCTCAGGCACATCCGACAGCTCGTCCCCCAGCACCGCCCGCAGTTCGGTCAGGGCGTTGATGCACTCGAGCATCATGTCCGCGTTGTAGCGGTCCTGCCCCGGTGCGCGGCCGCCGCAACGCAGGTTGATGGCCCCCTGGTCGTTGATCCTGGCCACCGCGCCCACGAACACGCACCCCTGCCCCAGCACAATCCCCTCGATTGCCTCGATGATGCGGTCGAGGACCGGGTCCTCGGCGTCCTGCATCAGGCGGCGCGCACCCTACCCCCCGAGGGCTTGGAGAGGTGCCGACTGCCCGCCTTGGGGTGCCCTATGGCGGACCATTTGCGCTGGGCCACGCCGAACTCGTTCTCCAGCAGGTACCGCTTCCAGGCCTCGAGCGCGTCCGCGTTGTGCTGCATAAGGGCCTCCATGCCGCGGCGTCCGGCAGCCGGGTCCAGGATGACCCCCACCAGGTGCCTGGCGATGTCCTGCGGGCTGTCCACGGCCGCCTTCCACTCGTCCGGAGCCCAGCCAATGGCGTCGGACACGACCGAGGGGATTTGCCGAGATGCGGCGTCAGCGGTGACGATGTTGAAGGATTCCGTGTAGGACACCTGAACGCAGGCGTCCATGGTGGCCACGAACCGCCTGAACTCGGGCCACGCGGCCCACGGGGCGTATTTCAGCTCGACCGTGGGCATGTTCTCGGTCATGGCCCGGACGCTGTTGAGGATGCGCAGCGCCTCCCCGCCGTCGTTGCGGCCGCTGTTGACGTACAGCTCGAGCTTGGCGCCCAGGCTCTTGGCGGCCATGATGGCCCCGGCCGCGCCGCACGCGACGTTCTTCTGGGCCCGTGGTGCCCCGAACAGGCCTATCCTGAGCACCCCACCATTGGCCGCCCAGCTGGGCCTGGCGCTGCGCGGGGTGGTATCGTCGATGTAGTACATGTTGGGCAGGTACGTGCAGGGGGCCTCGTAGACCTCGTTTATGAACTCGCAGTAGGGGGCGGAGTTCCCACTCACGTGGAAGTTGTGCTTCCACTGCTCGAGGTCGATCTCCTGCCGGATGAGGCGGATCGCCCCCGGATCGGTCTGCAGGAACCCCACATTGCTGTGGCAGTTCACCGTGAAGACCACCTCCGGGAAGTTGTCCGCCAGGAAGGCCAGGGCCGGGGTGCTGATCCAGGGGGCCGAGCTGACCATGTGGGTGATGCCCTGGTCGCTGTCCAGGGGCACCCTGAGGTCCTTCTCCAGGGCTATGGGCTTCACCAGGGCGTCGATGCCGTTCTGGCGCAGGACCTTCATGTTGTTATTTGAGCTGATTCCAAGGCCTACGTGGGAGATGCCGGGGAAGCCGGCGAAACTGCGGTAGCAGAACAGCACACGCACGCGCGAAAGGTCTGACACCACGTACAACCACCCCTTGGGTGGCCCTTTGTGAGTGCTGCGGGGCCGCGCCGCGCTATGTCATATCGACAGGTCAGGGATCATGGCAAGGGGCGCGATCCCTGGTATCCTTGGCTGCATGTTCGATCCACGCGAAGCCGACCGCATCTCCGAGATGCTCGACCTCAGCCCTGAGGCCCTCGCCCTGGGCCTGGACTGCAGCCCGACGCAGGCGCGCT